GGGATGCAGCACTTGGCCGAACACTTGGGCAAGCACCCACATGGGTGGGAAATTGACGGAGGTGCGTGGGAATCGCACATGTTCGAAGCCTGCCTTGAGGAAATTGCCAAGCTCAAGTATGAAGCTTTGGCGCGCGATGAACAGACCCATGCAAACTGGGTGAGGATCAGAAATATCTATCACATGATCTCAAGACTACCGATTGTGCTGCCTGACGGTTTTGCCTTCCTGAAGGGCTGGAAAGAGTCCGGAGGCAATCTCACCGGTCAGGTTGGAACAGCACATGACAACACGTTGCTCATGCTTTTTGCGATCTGCTACGCGTGGATCTCGCTTGTGGATGCAGACTTTCACCACATGCTCCGTGATACCTCAATCATCACTTTCGGTGACGACTTGACCTTTACAGTGTCAGATGATGCCGTTGCTAAGTTTCACGGAGAAGCTATTGCGAAACTGCTTTGGGATGACCTCGGTTTCGTACTTGAGTCACCCTGCTGGACAGCGAGACCTTTCCATGAACTTGGCTTTTTGTCCATGCATTTTAATTTCTCGCATGAGCATCGCAAGTGGGTGCATCGTATCGACCGAGATAAACTCTACTCGAATGTCTTGCAGGGCGGCAAGGAAAGGTCGCCTGAAGAACAGCTGCAAAGACTTTGTGGTATGAGGAATGTTGCTTGGGGAGAGGAACAAATGCGTTCAGAACTACAGGCAGTGATAGAGGACTACATCATTGTTTATGACGACACCCTCAAGGGTGATCCACTCTGGGAGCAAGCAAAGAAGAGCTATCTGCCTGACAGATTAATCGACAAGTTATACTTTGGCTTTGAATCAGCAGAACTTCTCGCAGGCTATTGAGCAAGCCGTCGGACAGCTCAAGATCCGACAAAAGAAGCAGCGCATGCCGAAGAAAAACTTAGTCAGGAAGATTCACGATACTGTTATTCAACCAATTGAAGACGCAACTGGAAAAGTCGGAAAGTGGTTTCATAAAAACATTTTTGTCGAGATGCCTAAGCCAACGAAAAAAGGAAAGGGAAAGAAAGGAAAGAGCGGAGCTAAGAGAGCTGCTGCTGCTGCGGGCGCAAAAGCAGGAAAGAAAGCTGCTAAGAGACAATTCAAGAGAGCAGCGCCACGCAAGC